CGAGAGCCGACAAAGTTGATGCCGCGTGTGACGCGTGCCAGTGTCGAGCGAGAGAGTGTTAAGCGCAGGCCAGTCAAGAACACAATCACCCGTTCGCGGGCGGCAATGGCTTCTGCCCGCGTCAAATCGAACAACACAAAATCATCTACATAACGGCAGTAGCGCAATGGCTTGATTTCGCGGGTGATGAAGTGGTCTAGCGGGCTCAAGTAAAGCAATGCGTAAATCTGGCTGAGCAGGTTGCCAATGGGAATGCCTACAGGTTCGCCGTGGTCGGCAAAATCCATCATTAAATCTACAAAACGGCGGTCTTTAATCTTGCGCTCAATCAGTGTGCGCAGAATATCGCGGTCAATGCGGTAGAAGAATTTGCGAATATCCAGTTTGAGTGTGTAGTTGCCCGGTGCGCACACCTGCAGGGCGGCTTGCGCATAGTCCGCTGCTTTGTGGGTGCCAAGCCCTACCCGGCAAGCAAACGATTGATCAATAAAACCGCCGTTGAATATCGGATAGATGACGGTGTAAATGGCATGTTGCACCACCAGATCACGGAAAGCGGGGGCGTATATCTGCCGCAACTTAGGCTCGTAAACTGTGAAGTTGTAGTAGGGTCTGGGTTGATAGGTGTTGTCGTGCAATTCAGCGTGCAGCGCGTCCAGGTTGCTGGCCAAGTGTTTTTCAAATTGAAAACAGGCGCGTTTGCCGCGCTTATGGCGTGCAGCGGCGTGGAATGCCGCCAATAGAGCCTCGGGCGTAAAAGCCTTGTCGAATAAATAACCGATGCGTTTCATAGGGCCAGACTTTCGAGAATGACAGAATCAAACCTACTAGAATGGCCCATGCAAACCGATTTAGCCGAGGCTTGCGCCTCGCGCCGGAAAGCGTCTCCCTTGATTCCACTTCGATCTTTCGATCCGTGAGGTGAAGTCGAGTCCGCGCGAAACCCCACATTATCGTTAGAGTTACCCTGCGCATGGTTGAGATTCAACGTCCAAACCCCTGCGTTCGAAGAATTGTTCCAATTCCCGCCAGCAATCGGGCACATGTTAAGACGCCTCCCGTTTGTCGAGCGCACGTTCCGCGACAATCCAGCCGCCAATCATGCGCCCTAACTCATCCACCATCCGCGAGATAACCAAGTAGCGGTGTTCACCGTCTTTCTCTGGGTGATGGTGTTGTCCGTCCTTGAACTCAAAATAACCGAGTGCGTGTGCCAGGCGCAGCAGCATACGCAACTGCTCATGACGCACATCAAGGTTGGTGATTGCCGTTTTTTTGTGATAGCGCTTTTGTGCTTCCACGATGAAGCTGTACACGTCATAGGCCGCGCGACGAATTTCCAGCGCCAGGCCGTACTTTTCGTGCTTCGGAAAGTGGTTGAGATAGAGATTCATCTGGCGTGCAAAATCGGTGAATTTGCTATCTAGCTTAGCTTCATCATGTAGGCCCATCGCTATCGCTCGGGCCTTCAGAGGTACAAGGCCGCGCGAAACCCCACATAACCGTTAGAGTAACCCCGCGCACGGTCGAGATACAACGTCCAAACCCCCGCGCTCGAAGAATGGGCCCAATCCCCGCCAGCAACCGGGCACATGTCTGCTGTGCTGTAGTCATACAGGATGTCGTTGCCGAATGCGTTTGATCCGCCTGCGACTAATGGAATGCCTACGCCGGTCATCTGCCAAGCCGTGCCACTGGTAGCGGCACTGAGCACTTGGCTTGCGCTGCCCATCGTAAGCGTGCGGTCAGAAAAGTTGACGGCATAGTCGGTGAAGCTGTTCATCACGCCAAGATCGTCGTACAGCGCAGCTAGGCCGGTTGCGCCCCATAAGTCAGTCGCTAGTGTGTTGCCGCCGGTGACGGTGCGCATGGCAGCAGAAGTTTTCATGACGTAAAACTTGCCAATGGCCGGGTCGCTACTATCCATTGTCAGGCCGGGGGTGATTTCCCACATGCAGCCATTCAGGTCTGCTACGCCAGAATTTTGCCCATTGTGTGTGGTGCGTGCGAACAGATTGGCGCTGCCGGTTTTACAGGCCGTGCCGTAGCCGTCGCTGATAAAAGACAACATGGCGTCCTGCGTATCACCTAGCGCGTTGTTATTACAACCCTTAGGAAAATTAGTGGTGCCGCTGGAATACCAGGCGTTGAAAGTGGTGCTGGTGCTCGCCTTGCCGTGCGCGTAACTCAGTAATGCAAGCGCTTTGAAAATGAACAAGCTATTACAGAAAAAGTTGCTGCCCCGCGTTTTTGCGGAAGCAATTGCACCGGCGTAGGTGTTGGCGGGCGTGCCAGTGAGGCCGGCGAAGGGGTTATGTACGGCGGCACTGCTGAGCGGGTTGCCGTTCTTCACACTGCTGGCAATGCCGCCGTTATTGCTGACCAAGTATTTATCGACGAACGCCCCCGGCTGAATCACGCCGCCATCATAGAAGGCGCGATGCAAGGCATAGCCCGCAGAATTGGCGGTGGCTACATCAGCAAAATAGCCGAACGGCTCAATATCCACCTCATTGAGTGCCAGGCCATTGCTGCCGGTGCCGTATTTGTAGAAGAAAGCCGGCATCCAGACCATGATACTGCCGTCGCTGTATTGGTAATTGCCGTAGTTATCGTGAAAACGATCTTGTGTGCCAGATAACTCTGTCATGCCAGCCGGCAAGGCGGAAGGGCAAATCCCGACACCGAAGCCGGCTTGACCGGCGATGCCAATGTCGTTGATGCCGCTGCCGTTCGGTGTGCCGATATTGATGCCATAAGGAAACGACACGGGAGAATTATCGGGGGTGACGATGCTACGAGTAACAATTTGAGACATGGTAATTTCCTTGAAAAATTAAAAAACTGACCAACGGCCACCGTCTTGCACTGTCACCGTTACACCCTCGGAGATCATAATAGGGCCTGAGCTATAGGCATTATACCCTGACGGAATGGTGGTGTCTGCGCTGACGGTAGCCGGGTTCATGCGGATGGCAGGATTAAGATCGGGGTTGGCGGATAGGGCGGCAGTCCAAGCGGCTTGCGCTGCACTGGAGGCTGCCTTGGAAAGGCCTGCTTGCGTGGTTGCGGATGCGGCTTGTGTGACAGCAGTCGCGGCATTGGCGGCGGCGGTCGCTAAGCCGGCAGCAAAGGCGGCGTTAACCGCGTTGACCGTGGTGGTTTTGTCCGCGTTGATCTCTAACGCCACCGCGTTCATTTCTGTGACGCGGGTGGGTAGTTCGCTGTGATAAACATCCGCACGGGCTGCGAAGTTTGCCGGGTCGTTACGGCTTGGTGGGGTGGAAAATTGCGAGATGATGGTCATGTAAGTCCTTCGATTTCAATTGAGCAATAAGATTGATTGGGGTAGGCAACTTCAATGGTAAAGTCACGGTAATAGCCGTAGGTGGATAATACCTCGAAGCCTACGCTATCAACACCAAGCCAGGCGCAAGGCACCGCGCGTAAGCTGGTTAAGGTTTGTTTGACCTTGTTCAGTGCGCTGTTTTTGAACAATGCACGGGCGCTGATACGGTCAGCAAAGTCCCGCTGACCCAACGTCACCGCACCCAGGCTATCTGTAGTTTTTTTGCTGTAGTCCGTGATGCTGACAGTTGCGCCAAACTCCGTGCCGCCGATGTCATAGACCGTGCCGAATACACAGTGACCACACCCCACCGTGCCGATGCCCGAAACCTGCACCGTGATCTGCCCGCTGCCGTAGGGTGGGATATTGGTTAAAATCTCGCTGGTCAACTGCACAAACGGCTCGAAGTAATACTGATACCAGTCAATAATCTCGGTACCATCTAGGCTTTTTGTGTAGCTATAAACTACGTTACCGCCTGGGGCATCTTTCATGGTAATCGCTAAGGCACTGCCTGTGAGATTAAACAAGGCTAAGCTATTACAAATACCCGGCTCCACCACCACAGTCAATGCCGTGGTGGCCGTAGATTGTGTGCTGATAAAATCATCAAACATGGCAAAACGGTTAGACGGCCCAATCTGGCTCCAGTCAAACGATGCGCCTGGCACAGCAGACGTACCTACCGGCTCGATACATTCGTAGTAATACCCATCGGAGTAAGTGACTTTCGCGCCAAGTGCATAACTCCCTGCAGTCCATGCTGCGTGGGCATCCGTTGCCGTGGTGCTAATCAAGTCGGCGGTATTTAATACGGTTGGTTTAATGACTCTCATGCTGTCACCTCAACTTGAATGGGTTGGTCGGCATCGGTCTTCACGGTCAAGCCTCTGCCGTCCCATTCGCTATGCAGTTTTGCTGATTTGTTTGTGCTGACTGCGATGGCGCGTAGCTCAAAGCGCATTGCATCGTTGCTGGCCCGCAGTGCTCGCAATTCAGCGAGTAGAGCCTCGTCGTTCTCCCCTCCTGATAACATGGCGCGGGTTTGTGCTGCGCTGTAGATGCGCGCGGGGCCCGTTACTTCTAGCTCCGGGCCACGCTCACCGACTAGCCGCAAGCCGCCTGAGTGGAATCCGCCTGCCGCAAACGCCGGGGCTGGTGTGCCGCCCGCAATACGAACCAACTCCGCTAGATTCGCGTTGGTCTGGTCTTTGCTGGCGTTGATGGCATCCACCATGATCTGCGTATTGTTGCCAAGCGCCTCAAGCGTGCCGTCGATTGAGGTAAGCAAGTTAATACTGTCCGCTTGAAATGTGTTGGCGATCACCTCGGTTTCCAACTTTGTCGCGATGGTCTCTAGCTGTTTGGCTGCGCTTTCGATTTCAGTATTAAACGTCGCACCATCCTTCCCTAGCCCAAGCATCTGACCGAACACGTCATTCATGCGGTCAGCATATTTTGCGAGTTCTTCGCCAGTGGTGAGGGAGGCAAGACTGTAGCTGCTCGCAAACTGCGCCTTCAAGTCGGTATATTTTTGCCCTTCGCTGAGCTGATTAAAACGGTAACTCTCCACCGTGCCGCGCAATGCGCTAGCCGACCGGGTCATCAATTCAGCAAGTTGTTTTTGCTGCTCGTAATACTTTACGGTTTCCTCACGCAAACGGCCTAATTTGGCGGTGGCGTTGGCGGCATCAACGGCGGATTGCTGCACTGCTTTGCTGTAATTGAGTTGAGCATCAATCAGGCTTTTCAGCTTGGCTTCGCTATTCGCCTTCGCTGCCGCTAAATTTTCGGCGTAGGTTTTATCCACCAGCGCTTTCAGGTTAGTGGTGGCTTGTGTGATGGATAGATCAATCGCTAAAATTTGCGCGTTGGCTGCGACGGCGTCAGCATGAGTTTTTGAGGCTGTAGCGTAATCCCCAGCAACGCTAGCCAGTGCCTTAGAAGCCGCTTGCGCTGTAGCAAGTGCGGTGTTAAATGTTGTGGCCTCTTTCGCTGCATCGTAATAATTTATTTTATTACCGTTCTTTTCAAATGCCTCTGGGTAAAAGTTTGTATCGGTGTCTACAGATGACCCGGTGGGTGTGTCAAAGAAATCTCCCCAATAGTATCTGCGCATGACAGATGATATTTGGGCACTATCCAGGGTTTGTCTCTTGCCGCCTATCTTGTATTGCCCAAACACCGCTGCCTGCGCCAACATGGTGGCGCGCTGCGTACCGGCAAACTCAAGGATTTTCTGGTCGTTGCTAGTAAACTTATTAACGATAGCCTGCTGATCGTATTTCTCAGAATTTAACCGCCTTAATTCGCCAACATTGTCATTTCTAATCCGCGTCTTCTCTAACTCTTCCCCGGCCTTGTAATCGCTAAAACTTTTCAGTGAGGTGGTGTAGATTTGCTGCGCAGTATCCACCCAGCTCTTATCTGGTAGCGCTACAGACGTGCTGTCAATCTCCGCCTTAATCTGATCGTAGCCCTTTACACTCGGCTCCAGAATCCGAATTACCGCCTCACGCACCGCCACTCGCTCGTTCCCAATGTCGCTCAGCACACCTTCCAGTCGAGCGGCTACGTTCTCAAACACCTGTACCACAATGTCCGCTGCTACAGTGACATCTAAGCTACTGAGTTCGGCTTTCAGCGCACCGATATTGATTTGCGCCGAAGCAGCCGCGCCCCTTAGTACGTCAATTTCAGCGTACAGATTATTCGTTGCGTTTTGCGCCTCGGTCAGTGCCGTGGTATGTGTTGGTGAGACGGTGGCAGCAAGGTAATCAATTAGCGCAGCGATAGCCGTTTTTGCAGAGGCTGGGGCGTTCGCAAAATCCTTGCCAGCCAGATAGTTTGCCAACTTAGTCACTGCTGACTGCGCAGCAACCGGGGCGGCAGCAAAGCTGGCACCGGACAAATAAGCCGCCAGCTTATCAACTTCGTCTTCGGCAGAAGCAGGTGCGTTCGCAAAATCTGTGCCCGCGAGATAGGTCGCCAAGGTGGTGATAGCCGTTTTTGCAGAAGCAGGTGCGTTCGCAAAATCTGTGCCCGCGAGATAGGTCGCCAAGGTGGTGATAGCCGTTTTTGCAGAGGCAGGTGCGTTCGCAAAATCTGTGCCCGCGAGATAGGTCGCCAAGGTGGTGATAGCCG